GGGCTTTATCCACAGGCACTTTCGAAAATTAAAACCAAGCCCCTCAATGTAGGGGTCTTTTTTTATCTGACCTTTGTGACATTAAACTCGACCTATGTCCATCATTCAGAAAATCTTTTCAGCTCTGAACGCTGACGAGAAGCAGGCGGTGAAGACCGAACTGGCTCAAGCCGAACTCAAGGAAGGTACAACCATCGAGGCTGACAGCTTCGAGGAGGGTCAAGCCGTTTTCATCATCACCGAGGACGGGGAGAAGATTCCAATGCCAGAAGGCACATACGAGCTCGAGGATGGCCGCAAGGTTGAGGTCAATGACAGCAGCATGATCGTGAGCATCGGCACAGGAGAAGAGGAGGCCGAGGGCGAAACCGAGGTCGAGCAGGAGGCGAAGGAAGAGATGGAAGAGAAGGAGAAGGAGGAGATGGCTGAAGAGCCCAAGGAAGAGGAGCTGAAGGAAGACGAAAAGGAAGAGATGGGCGACATGGACAAGCTCCGCGAAGAGCTGCGTCAATACGTCCGCGAGGTGGTCATGGAGGCCATGCAAGAGAAGGAGGGCAAAGCCGAAATGAGCAGCGAGGAGACCGCTCCCGAGGCATCTGCCGAAGAGACTGAAGAGAAGACCGAGGAAAAGGCCGAGGAGGTCGCTGTTGAGGCATCAGCCCAGAAGGTCAGCGCAAAGATCAAGGTGAAGCCTGAAGGCACTCGCCCCGATACCATTGACTGGTTCAAGCCGCAGATGCGCAGCACCACGATGGGCAACGTATTCAAGCATTTGAACAAGTAAGACACTAAAATCAAAAACCCAAAAGAATGCCCTCAATTACTGATACAGGCGTAACATACGCCGGTGAATTTGCAGGCAAGTACATAAGTGCAGCCCTGCTTTCAGGAACAACTCTCGCCAACAACGAGATCACCATCCTGCCGAACGTCAAGTTCAAGCAAGTAGTTCAGAACGTAGCCACAGGCAACCTGATCAGCTCCGCTTCTTGTGACTTCACGGACAGCTCTTCCATCACTTTGACCGAGCGCGTCATCGAGCCACAGGAGCTTCAGGTGAACCTCGAGGTCTGCAAGAGCGACTTCCTGAACAACTGGCAAGCCCTCGAGATGGGCTTCTCTGCTTACCATGAGCTGCCTCAATCCTTCGAGGACTTCATGCTCGCCCACGTTGCCGAGAAGGTAGCCGAGGAGATCGAGAAGAACATCTGGCAAGGAGACACCGCAGGCTCTGCCCCCGTGAACCACTTCGACGGCTTCGAGAAGCTGATCGACGCAGTCACTCCCGGTGGAGAGATCACAGCCGCAACCGTCACCGCTTCGAATGTAGTGGACGAGCTCGGCAAGATTGTAGACGCGATCCCTACTGCTGTTTACAGCAAGACAGACCTGAAGGTCTACGTTTCTTCAAACATCGCCCGCGCTTATCAGCGTGCTCTCGGTGGATTCGCTGCCGTAGGTACTGCGACTGACGCACTCACTCCCGGAGCAGGCTTCGAGGGTCAGATGTACGTCGGACGCAAGCCGATGAACTTCGACGGAGTTAATCTGGTAATGTGCCCCGGCCTCGCTGACAACACAGCGGTCGCCACTCCTTCGAGCAACCTCTTCTTCGGAACTGGTCTCTTGAACGACCACAACGAGGTGCGCGTGATTGACATGGCGCAGTACGACGGAAGCCAGAACGTCCGCATCATCATGCGCATGACCGCAGGCGTTCAGTTCGGAAACGCGAGCGACATCGTTCTGTACAACTAAGAGCGAACAGATAGACAATTCAAGGGGGAGGGCGTGAATCCCTCCCTTTTTTTTTCACTCAAAAAGACAAAAAGAAATGGCTTGCAACTTAACAGACGGCAGAAAAGAGCCCTGCAAAGATGTAGTCGGTGGGATCAAGGCGGTCTACTTCATCAACTTCGAACCCCTGACCTTGACAGAATCAGGTGGCGAGGTGACAGATATCCAAGATGCTGCGGGCGCAGAGATTGCAGAGGTGTACAAGTATGAGGTGCGTCATGCTTCCTCCCTGACTTCAAACATCAACAGCTCACGCGAGACGGGCACGACCTTCTTCGAGAGCACTCTCGAGCTGACCCTGAAGAAGCTCTCACAGGAGGATAACGCAGAGCTCCAACTCCTTGCCTTTGGCCGCCCTCACATCGTCGTGGTGGACAACAACGACAACAGGATGATCGTCGGCCACGAGTACGGCTGCGAGGTCACAGGGGGCACAATGGTGACAGGCAACGCGATGGGCGATCTCTCGGGCTACACCCTCACCTTCACGGCACAGGAGCGCACGCTTCCCAAGTTCGTAGCATCTTTGAGCGAGTCGGCCTTTGAAGCATTATTCACGGCTGTGGATGATGAGCGTGGCACTTAATTCGTAACTTGCACCCGACACATGGAGCTGATCTGCTCCTCGTTGGTGTTGGTTTATTGTTTGACAAGAGGAGGGTTCACGCCCTCCTTTTTTTATCAACACCCCCAAGCGCATCAACAAGCCCCTGAATGCTTTAACTTTGTGAAAACCACAAGGGACAGATGCACATCCTGACAAGCTCGCAGACAGACTTGCAGACCATCAAGTTCGCGCCTCGCTCCATTGGTGCGCTCCAGTACCTTCTCCATCTTCAGGAGGAGGAGAGCGGCACGACCTTTCAAATGATCGGCTACGGGATTCAAGACGACAGCTACGTCAGCATCACCCGAACCTTCCCCCTTTATGAAAACTTGTACTACTACCTCCGGGTGTTCCGCTTGCCCTCTGGGGCTTTGTCTCCTGCCATGTCAGCCCTCGACGAGCCAACCATCTACCGCAAGAGGGTGACGGACGACCTTGAGGCGGCAGAAAAATGGGAGGAGAGCGTCTTTCAATGCGTTTCAAATCTCGTTGACCCTTACACCTCAAAGACGAGAAGGCAGGCCAATGAACTCGTAACTTCGTATCTCGGCAGCGGGGAGATATTGAACGAAATCTACCGGGGCAAGGTGTTCTGCACAAACAGCACCGACCTCCAAGACTTCAGCGTCTACGACAAGCAGCCGATGACGCAGCAACCGCTCGACAATACAGCGAAATGGGTGACAATCTGAAAATACTAAAGCTCGCGAGCTACACCTCCCCGAAGGTGAGCGAGAAGCCTCGCAATGCGTGGGTCGAGTACGGAGAGGACAATAACTTCTACCAGTACCTCATCGACCTGTTTCACTCTTCGCCCACGAACAACGCAGCGATCCAAGGGATCAGCGATCTCATCTATGGCGAAGGCATGGAGGCAGCAGAGGGGAGCAGCCTCGAGGCTTATGTCAATTTCATCAAGATATTCCAAGCCGAGGACGTGCGCAGGGTATGCCACGACCTCAAGCTCTTCGGGCACGCATCCTTTCAGCTCACCCTCGACAAAGGTCAGGTGGTGGGTGCTTTCCACATCCCCCGCAACTACTTGCGCCCTGCGAAGGTGAACGATGAGGGCGAGGTGGACACCTTCTACTTCTCGAATGACTGGAGCAAGGCGAAGAGCCCCAAGTTCGCGCCTCAAGCCTTCCCCGCGTTTGGGCATCAGGCAGCAGGCGACGACGTGGCCATCTTGAGCGTTGAATCTTACAGCCCCGGCTCTGTTTACTTCTCCCCTGTGGACTATCAGGGAGGGCTTCAATACGCGGAGCTCGAGGGAGAGATCGCGAACTACCACCTCAACAACATCAAGAACGGCCTCGCCCCCTCGATGATGATCAACTTCAACAACGGAGTGCCACCCATCGAGGAGCAGTTCGAGATCGAGCGCGACATCCTCGCGAAGTGGGGAGGGTCATCCAACAGCGGCAAGGCCATCATCGCCTTCAACGACAGCCCAGACAATGCGGCCACGATCGAGGCGGTGCAGCTATCCGATGCGCACAATCAGTATCAGTTCCTTTCGGACGAGTGCATCAGGAAGGTCATGGTGGCGCATAGGATCACTTCTCCGATGCTTTTAGGCATCAAGGACAACTCAGGGCTCGGCAACAACGCGGAGGAGTTACAGGTCGCCTATGAGCTTTTCAAGAACAGCGTCATCAAACCCTTCAGGCATCTGGTGACAGAAGCAGCCGAGAGCGTCATGGCACACAATGGGCAGGAGATCGAGCTGTACTTCAAAGACCTTTCTCCCGTCATGATGGAGGCAAGCGCAACACCTGCGAAGCTGGGCAGCGAGAAAATCGAGATGTCCATCGAAGCCCCTCACTTCAGCGATACAGCCGAGGAGGCATGGCTGAAGTACCTCGAGGACAAGGGCGACAAGGTAGACCTCGACGAGTGGGAGCTCGTTCATGAGGAGGAGGTGACTGACCCCGACGAACCAGACGGGGAGGTCTTCAAGTTCTTCAAGAGATTCAGCGACCCAGAGGAGAAGAGCCGCCACGATGGAGGTGTCTACAAAATCCGCTACCGCTACGACCCGAAGAGAACCAAAGACAACAGCCGCACCTTCTGCAAGAACATGGTCGCCAACGCAGAGCAGGGCGTATACTATCGACGCGAGGACATCGAGAAGATGAGCAACGCAGGAGTGAACAGCGACTTCGCACCGAAGGGATCGAGTTCGTACAGCATCTGGCGCTTCAAAGGTGGCGTAAATTGTCATCATCGTTGGTTCAGGATGATCTTCAAGCGCAAGCAAGTGGGCGGGAAGGTCAAGCCATTGGACGAGACCGAGAAGGGAACAACGCGCAGAGACATTGAAGAGAACTACAAGCGCACAAGCGAGGGCGCAGCGAAGAGCGCAGGGGTGCAGAACATGAACCCCGCAGGCTACGACGACGCGAAGATGCGCCCCATTGATATGCCAAATAAAGGGAGACGATGAGCGACGTGCTATTCATACAGAGAGAGGACCTGATCCGCTACACGCTGATCGGGGGCAACGTGGACACTGACAAGATTATCCCACACATCAAGGTGGCGCAGGACATCCACATCCTCCCCATCCTCGGAACGAAGTTATACGAGAAGCTCCAGAGCGACATCAGCGGCAGCACATTGGCGGGCAACTACTCGACCCTGCTGACCGAGTTCGTACAGCCCTGCCTCATCCATTTAGCTGCTGCGGAGTTCTACCAGTTCCACGCCTACGAGGTGAGCAACGCAGGGGTCTTCAGGCATCAGAGCGAGAACGCGACCACGCCCTCGATTGATGAGCTTCAGGCTCTCATCACCAAGCAGACGGATGTGGGCGACCACTACAAGAGGCGGCTCGTCGATCATCTCGAATACTATCCGACGCGCTTCCCCGAGTACACGGCAGCGCAGGAGGATGGCATGCATCCGAATCATTCACGCAGGTCAAATCGTTGGGTCTACTGATATGGCAAACAGCAACAACTGGGGAGAGATTTACAAGTCCACATGGTGGGGCGATGAAGACTGGAGTGCCAACTCTCTGAAGATCGACAGCGCACCTCCGGGCTTTGCAGGAGGCCAGAACCTTTTGCTTGGCTCTGAAGAGCTCGAACAGAGCGATGAAGGTGAATGGGAGCGGCTTAACATCAACGCGGTCGATGCGAATGTTTCAGGCGTGGCCAACCCTTTGAGCTCTGACGAGACGGTTGAAAAGGTAGACTTTCAGGCGACCGGAACCTCCAGAATCCTCCAAGACGTGACGCTTGTAGCGGGCACGCAGTACACCTTCAGCGTCTGGGCAAAATCAGCGGGCGCAAGTAATGAGCAGTTTCGCTTGAGGTATTGGGATCGAACAGCGAGCAGCGGAGGCGGTGATCTTTTTACAGCATTGACCACAGACTGGAGCCCTACTACTGGACGCTATTCATTCACCTTCACGGCTGCCAGTAGTGGCGTTCATGCGATGCACATCCAAAACTCGGGAAGCGTGCAGAGGCGCATCTACTTCTGGGGCGCGATGTTGAACGAGGGAGCAACGGCAGGCGATTACATCAAGACAGAGTTCACGCCACAGCTGAGCAACCCACCAACCCCTCCGATGGAGTTCGGGGACAATTTTGTCGGGGTCACGGCTTACTACTCTCTGAGACGATTCACAACGGGAGAGGATAACAACGCCATAAGGGTGCGGAGGTCATCGGATGACACGGAGCAAGACATTGGCTTCGATGCGAACGGAGACTTGGACACTACGGCTCTCACCACTTTTGTGAATGAGGATGTGAATGTGTACACCTCTGACTTTTCAAGCGGAACGGATGGATTTTCAACGAATAACGCCACTCTTTTAGGAGCGCAAAGCGTAGGGGGTGAAAGTGCGGCTCTGAAAGTTACGCTGACAGGCGGCAGCACTTTCCATATAGCAAGCAAGACAAATTTATTTGATGCGGGTGCTACATATAGCGTTTCATTCAAGTATTACATACCGAGCGGGCAGACGGTAAACCAAATCAAAGTAGGCGATTTTGACAGTGCCGACCAATACTTGGGAGTTACAGACGCTTGGACAGATGGAACTATATCGGGTGACCCTGACTTTGGTTTTTTTAGAATTTGGGCAGCACAAAGCGGAAGCACAACGGTAGACGCCGATGGTGATGTGTTCTACCTCAAAAACATAGTCGTAACCCAAACCACGGCAGACGGAGCGGTTACAACTTGGTACGACCAAAGCGGAAACGGCAACGATGCGACCAACTCGACCGCATCCGAGCAGCCACTT